AAAATAGGTACCAATCAACTTAGCCAATCATTGAAAAACGTCGGCGCTAATTATAACGCATTATCAACGGAAATAGAGGGATCAATCGCAGCTACTCAGAAAAAGACCAGCTATGGCGACGGGGAGCAACGTGCCGCATTGTCTGAGTTGGTTAGCATCACCGGAACTTATACAGGATCCCTGGAGCAATTACAACTGGCAACTGATCTTGCAGCAGCCAAGGGTATGGACCTGAACGCCGCCGCTACTCTTGTCGGCAAGGCGATGATCGGGGAGACCGGCACATTATCCCGCTACGGTATCATCGTGGAAAAAGGCGCAACCGCGACCGAAATAATGGCGCAAATGCAGGAGAGGTTCAACGGTGCAGCCGAAGCCGCCGCCGATCCATTACAACAACTTAAAAACAGCTTCGGGGATGTGGCGGAGGATATTGGTTCAGTTCTCGTCCCTCTTTTAAAAGATATTGTCGCCAAAATTTTACCCATTATAGATAATGTCCGCAAATGGATGGCGGATAATCCCGAACTCACAAAAACCCTCGTTATAGTGGCGGCAGCGATCGGCGGGGTGATGACGGTGGTAGGCCCCTTACTTATGATATTGCCCACACTTGCTGGTTTGTTTACCGCACTATTGGGCCCTGTTGGACTGATTATTATAGCCTTTACTGCGTTAGTAGCCATAGGGACATTGATTGTTTTGAACTGGGAGACCATCAAGGCAAAGGCTGTTGAAATCTGGACGGCAATATCTAACTTCTTTTCAGATATTTGGAATTCCATTGTCGGGTTCTTTCAAAACAACTGGGACAAGATACTCGCTATCCTCTTTCCTGCCGTCGGTATCCCGATTCTGATTGCTCGCAACTGGGACACGATCAAGGGATATTTCTCCGGACTGTGGGAGGACGTTAAAGGAATATTCAAGGGTGCTGTTAACTGGTTAATCGGTATCGCTGAATCCTTCGCTAACTCGTGGATCAACGGCATTAACCTGATAATTAACGCCCTGAACTCGTTAAAAGTTGCTATCCCCGACTGGGTGCCAGATATCGGCGGCAAAACATTTGGAGTAAACATTACTCCCTTGGCCCCAATAACCTTGCCTCGACTGGCAGCTGGCGGTATCGTTACCAGTCCCACTTTAGCACTGATAGGCGAAGCGGGTCCGGAAGCCGTTGTCCCTCTATCGGGCGGCGGCATGGGCGGCTTGACTATCAATATCAACAATCCTTCTGTGCGCAGAGATTCAGACATTGACGCAATCGCTCAGGCGATAGTTAGTAAAGTAAGACTGCAAACAGGATTGAGAAAATAAATGGCATATAGAGTTGAGGTAGATTCATCCGCGCAAACTATCCTCTTGAACACCGTTGCCATTGATGACGCTATCGGGGCGCGCAGTTCGGCATCGTTCACTGTTAGAGACCTGGCCGGTGCCCTCGCGTTTTCGAAAGGGCAGCCGGTATCAATCTATGACGACTCGGACGTGCTGGTATTCGCCGGCTTCATTGATTCAGCAGAGAGAGAGGAAATCGAGCCTTTCAGCGTAAAACTTTATCACCATATAAAATGCGCCGATAATCACTATCTGGCTGATAAACGCATTGTTGCGGAATCATACGAGGCTAAAACCTGCGGGTATATCGTCGACGACCTTTTCGACAACTATCTGGCCGATGAGGGCGTTACTATCGGTGAGATTCAACTCGGCGCAACCCTGACAACCTGCGTGCTTAATTACGTCCGGTTCAGTGACGCGATGGACAATCTGGCGGAGGCGGCGGGCTTTATCTGGTACATCAGTTACGACAAGAAACTCTATTTCATCGACCGCTCAACTTATGCCGCACCGTGGGCTATCACTACTGCCGACATCCTCGTGAGTCCCAAACCTGCTCTAACCAACAGTAATAACCTTTATCGTAATCAGCAGTACATCCGGGGCGGGAAAGCTCTGACGGATCTGCAAACCGAAGAGCGAAAAGGCGACAGTAAATTAACTGCCTTTACCATGAATTACGCTATCGGCAAAGAGCCAACGTCCGTCAAGGTAAACACCATCGCTAAAACAGTGGGGATCAAGGGCGTCGATACTGGAAAAGATTGGTACTGGAATAAGGGGGACGCGGTATTATCGCAGGACTCCGGTGGGGCTGTTCTGGCAGCTACCGACACGCTTGAAGTGAAATACTACGGCGAGTATGACATTATTGTCGTGGCAACCGACGAGGACGCGGTGGCTGCTCAATTGGCCATAGAGGGCAGCGGAACGGGGATCGTTGAAGAGGTTGCCGACGAGGTGCATATCACTGATCGGGACGCGGCTATTAATTCCGCCCTGGCAAAATTAAAGCAATATTCCCCAACCGGATATCAGTTTAAGTTTACGACACGCCGGACGGGACTGAAAACCGGACAGCTCGCCTCCGTGACGTTTGCTAATTACGGTTTAAGCGCGGCGGAAATGTTAATCTCCGCTATTAAATTGGAACGGGTTAATAGCGAGTTCTGGTATCGGGTGACGGCGATTCAGGGGCCGGACATGGGCGGCTGGTCGAAACTATTCAAAGACCTGGCAAATTCTTATAAATCTTCGATATCTGAGGTAAGCGTCGGGTCCGGTACGCTCGTAATACTCAAACAGGTCAATGCCACATCCACCCACGCTGCGCAATCGATTGACACCGTATGGACGTGCAGCGTGCCAGGCTCAACCCTCTATCCCAGTGCAACTCTTTATCCGTGTTAAGGAGAAATATGGCCACATTAACAATAACGGTCACTACGGTCTACAAAAACATGCTGCGCGACGCTCTAAAGGGTGATGTCACTGATTGTCAGATAAAATATGTCGCATGGGGCGATGGTACGACCGCACCGGCTGCCAGTGATACTAAACTGGTTAACGAGTTGGGGCGGCATCTGGTAACCAACCGGACATCGGGAGCGACCGGCATACTGGACACTATTATCTATCTGGCGCCGGCTGATGCTGTTGCCGATATTAAAGAGATTGGATTCTTCGCCGGCGCTGCGGCTTCGGGAACCAAGGACAGCGGCGTGCTGGTTGGACGCGGGCTTTATTCGAAGAACAAAACCAACCTCGAATCGATACAGATTGATCTTAAAACAACGGAGGCATAAAAGTTAATGTGTGCATATACAAAAACAACGTGGAATAGCGGAGGAGCGCCAGGGATTGATGCTGATAAGCTGAATAATCTTGAAACGCAGCACGAAAAGGCTATGGTTGATGTAATGCCGGCAAGTGGGAATTATGTGGGCAATAATACCCAAAATAGAGCCATCGCTCACGGTTTAGGGAGAACGCCTAAATTCGTACATTTAGTATCGAATACTGATGCTTACACTCCATGTGTTCAAGTGACGGGTGTAGCAGGGTTTGTGCTCTGGAATAATAGTGTTACTGTCGTGACTGCGTTCGATGGTACGAATATTTATGTCGGGGGAGCGGCGGCAGGTTATAACACCAATAAAACTGGCGTTAATTATTATTGGGTTGCATTCTAAATATAGGGCAAATTGTACGGAGGTAACTAAATGAAACAGGCATTAACACGATTCATTCCTCAGAATTTTAACGACTTCCTAGCTCTGATTCTGGTGTGTCTAATTGTTGCTCTCTGGATCGTACAGGGCTTAGGGATGGTGTCACTCAGAGACGATGTTAATGGCGGTTTAACCGTCTTATTCGCTCTCGTTGTCCAATTCTACTTTAGACGTTCACCAACAACAAGTGGCGATACGACATCGACAACCACGACAACCACTACGCCAAAGGAATAATCTATGAACTGGTTAATAAAACTCTGGGCTGTCTTTGTCAGCTATATGCTGGGACGCTCTGGCAAGCCACAGACGCAGGGAACGGGAGAAAGCGGGCAGATTACCACCGGAGCGCCTGCCACATCAGAAACGCCTCCTACGCTGTCCTTACCCCATCCAGAAGAACCGATGAATCCCGCGCAGACCGTCGCTAATATGGATATCGGCGCTGTAATGACGGAATGGCTAACGCAGCGTAATGTCCCGCAGGAAAATCGGGATTACTTTAAGAATGGCATCGAGATTGAAGTATACGATGCTTGGCCGCCTGATAAGATTGCTAGCGGGACAAATCCTAATACTCCAGCCATGACATGGCAAGTAGGAAACAAACGCTACCTGGCTTGCCTGGCGAAGTGGCTGAACGTTGGTGTCATAGCTCACGAACAGGCGCATAACAGCTACGCTCTTTTAACAGAAGATGAAAAGGCAGAATGGAAGTCTGTCTACCTGGATATAAGAGAATCAGACCCGCTTATTAAATACCTATTTAAGATAAATCCCTACGGGTTAACCAATGAGATTGAAGGTCATGCTGAGATTGGAAGGTATATCGGACAATCAATGTCCGAATCCCTACGGAAGTATTATCCCAAACTATTCTAGGAGGACACCTTAATGACCAGTAGTGAAATTGAAACCATCCTCAAACGTCTTGACAACATTGACGATAAGTTAGACAAGTACCATGAAGCGACAACTATCCTTAATACCGTAGTCCTCGGTAAAAACGGTGACCCCGGACTTGTAAGAATAGTGGATGAAAACTGTAAAGAAACCATGATTCTAAAGACAAGGTTCTGGTTATTAGTAGGACTGCTCGTAGGCAGCGGAGTATTGGGCGGGTTCGGTATAGCACAACTTCTCAGCTAAATAGAATGGCATTGGATACCCGTTATTTTTGTAATAAGCCTCAAATTTCTTATATAAATCTCTTTCCCTATGTCTTAGCAAACTATTTTTAACCTTTTTTCTGCCTGCATAGACGCATTCCCCATAAACAAAATACTCATACCGGCATTCAATTGCGTTAAACAGATCAGCGGATCTCATAGTTAAAGGGACACGTCCCATATCTAAAAGTTGCTTTACATACGCCCTGATTGCGTTATACTTTTGTGCATGGGTAATCCCATCTACACCTGAGATATAGAGTCTATATAGATACACAGGCCGTGTTACTGTTTTCATGTTAGACATCTTTTAATAGTTCGGGATTTTCATAAACGCTACCAATTACTTCATCCATCAATTGCTCACTACCCCACTGGATACGGTCTCGCAGACTGTAAACCATATTTCCACCGCCGTCCCTGAAATCTACTAAAAACTGTCCGTCCGCAAATTTTACAATACCTCTGTCTCCCCCTGGCCATGCACTAGCTAATAAAATATCCCCTTCGTATACCTCTTTTTTATTCTTATCTTTAAGTTCTGTATATTGCATAAGTTCCACATCTTTAAAATCAAGATTAGCTGATTGGAGGTGTTCGGTATCCTTATCAACCCAATTAATGTCAACGTTATTCAAATAAAAATCAATCCTGAATACCAAAACCATTTGCTTCCTTAACTTATCCCAAGCCCTGTATTTAATTTCTCTCATAATTCCTCCTAGCCTTTGTCAGACACCCGATAAAATTCCTCAAGTTAATGTAAAAGTCTGTCAGAAAACGTTGTAGACATTATCATTTAACGTTTGCGATAAGTTTGTAGAGTTCGTCTTGCTTTGCAACAATAGTTTTAAAATCTTTCAGGTCGCTTATCACTTCCCTATCGACTAGGGTTTTCAAAGCGTTCTTGGGAGTTGAATAATATCCTACTAGCTCCCATGAATCCTCTTTAGCTAATTCTCCCGTCTTTCTATTGATCCCTTTGCGTTTGCGGTAAAGGACTGCATTAAGGGGATCGGATGTTTCTATTTTCCAATCTTTTCCAATTAACATTTCTTTTCTCCTGTATACTTTTCCTTGAGTAACTTAATATTCTCTCTACATTCTATCCCTTGTTCGATTCGAGTTGATTTCCAACCATGCACAGTAACTAATGTAATTAACTCATCAGACTCACTCCCAAGTATTTTAATGTATCTATCGTAGACATCAAATATCTGCTGTATCTCCTCTCTGTGCTTTGCTTCCAGTTCTTTAAGTTTCAGTTCCAACTCTCTGCATTGATCCGTACGCTTAGCGAGTAATATCCCACCAACCCTTAGTTCATCTGCTAGTTCATCAACAACAGACTGATCGGCTTGTAGTTGTGCATCGGCTATTTTATCTCCGTAGTTTTCTATGTGACCACGATTCAAATGAAGTTCTTCCAATGGGTCTTCGCTTAGCTTCTGTTCAACTGCGTCAATTTCCTCATCGCTTATTCTTTTTAGTTCCATAGCTTTACCTCACTTATT